GAGATGCTCAGGAGTCTCGTGGGCTCGGAGATGTGTATAAGAGACAGGGAGATATATGAACCGAATATTTATCACCGAAATATAAAGATTCCAACGATATACTACCCGGCATAATTGTCGTCTTACTACCTATAACACCTGTTGGAGCCATATCATATAGTTCAATTACAGCAGAAGTATAGTCTTCTACAGTAGAAAAGCTAATCTTTCCAACAAGATTTCCAAGGAAATCATACATCGCAATACTATTAGTAGTTGGATCAATAACAATTCGCTTACCTTCAGAAGCGGTAGAAATCTGTCCCGTCAACTCTACTTTACTCCCTTTGAATAAGCCCGTGGCAAAATCCAGAAGCAGATTAGGAGTAAAAGTTCCCGTATTAAATTTTTCATAATTCGATGTCGAATTACCGTCAGCATCAACACCTTGTTGTGAGAATATATAATCTCCTGAAAAGACAGCACTCGCCAATTTTGCGAAGTTAGCCATCAATATCTCTACATAGATAGCCTTGTAACTTTCAAAGGGTATCCAAGTGGCTTTTTGTCCGTTCACTGCATAGTCCTTTTGAGGATTATTTATGTTCGATGGAACACCTTGACCTACCCAGGTGGTAATCTGATTCATCACATAATAGATACCGTTATATAGTACATACGGAGCGACCATATCCGTACATATATAAGAAGTATGTAGGTCGTATTCGCCTGCCGGATAAGGCAGCTGGCCCCGAGACCCTTTTGCACCATCTTCAGGAGCCGCTGTAACGTTAAAAGCTGATGCTACTATCTGTTTCTTAGCCATAACTACTCAAGATTTAGTTCCTTGTATATAGCCGGTAATGTTACCTCCTGCACTCTTAACGTCAGTATAGGTGATTTTACAGCCGACGGAAGTAGGTGCATTGGCCGGAGTAAAGGCGGCACCGTTAGTCTTTGTGAAAGCAGTTGTAAAGGTAAACCCGCTCACTTCTTCACCTGTTCCCGTTTTCTTGACCTTATACGTCGCTGTAACCTCACTGGTAGTACCGCTACTGGTAAGCATTGTGGGACCACTGTAATTTATTGCCAGGAATAACGGATCAGTTTCATCGCTAACCTCACAGATAGCAGTAGCAACCACCTCACCACCGATGATAAACTCAGCCCTCACGCTTAATTTGGAATCGACATCATCCGCTACCAATGAAACGCTGTTAGCTGTTGACCATGCTGTAGTTGACGGCATTTTATACCATTTCAGTGAGTAGTTGCTTTGGGGTACCAGAGAACCACCCTTGTAAAGCTCTTGAGTCACTTTAACGGTAGCAGTATCACCATCGATAATACCACCATCGGAAGGATACAAGAAACCGTAATAGGCAGAGTTACTAAACTCTGAGATAGCAAGCGGTATCTCAGAAGTATATGCAAGATTATGCCCGGAGGCTTCAATCTCTCCGTCCATACGAATAGTGTCAGCGTCCATGTTGGAAGCACTGGCAAGATTTCCTACGATCTTCAGAGCCGGTACATTCACAGCACCATTATTGTAAGTAGTGGTCTGCATCTTACCGGCTACCGCAGCCGGGGCGGTAGCCAATCCGGAAGCGTTGAACGTTATAGGCGTATTGTTATAATGCCACTTTTCCGTTCCGGAGACGATAGGTTTGATTACATTCTCATTGCCTGAGCGCATGACCGGATAGATGACGGGCTGGTTAGCCGCCACACTCCAGTCCGGTACACATTTACCCGTATCCTTCTGGTACATCTGTACAAGCGGCTTCGTGGAACGGATATTTCCCTGAGCACTGTCACCGTCTATTATCATCCCAATACAAAAGGAACCCGCAACTTCACTCATACTGTACCTCCTCTCCGTTAATTGGGTTGTCTTCTGCCACAGGTTCCTCAGTATTGTCCGGAACCGGCAAAGAACCCTCAGCAGGTAATTCATTACTTTCTTCATTCTGTACCTCCTCTCCAATTTGATTTCCACCCGCTTCGATCAGCCTGGCAGCTTCCTGTTCGGTGAGAACCTGTCCGGCAATACCTTTCACATATTCTTCAGGCTCAAACCTGACCATGCGAAGGTCACTCTCATTAACGATAAAATCACCGTCAGCAGTCCGATGGCGGACATCGATCACACCCGCACGCCGAGCGATATCGGCGGAAACTTTCAAATACTTCATTTCTCTCATACGCATATAAATTAAATTGTTAGCCTCTTGCTATTATTACTTCGTTGCCACCTGTACGGATCGGATCACCACTCTTGGTAGTAAGCACCGTATAAGGACCGATCTCATACACTTCAGGGTAAACCGACATTTGCAAGCCACCGGTCAGGCGTAAGCTGTCGGCTGTAACCGATATCGAACTACCGTGTCCGATTTCCGTAGCTGTCGCACCTGCGGCAGACGACTTTTTAAACCACTTCACAAAAAAGAACTTGTTGATTTGCTCTTCCGTCAGTTCCTCTTTGTTCGTCAGTATCTTCACAAAAAAAGTCATGCCGGTCATTCCCTTACGGATAATATTGCCATTCGGAGTGTATACAAATGCCTTAATCGGAGGAATCTTATAGACTATGGCCGTCTCAGCCATCAGGGTATCATCCGTAGGCGCCGAAGGCTTGGTGCCGGTATAGTAAGCGGCACGACAACGGATGATGCTCAGATATGTATTGTCGGCATCTATGCGCAAAGTCTTGCTTCCCTGACCGGATACATACTCGATGTTCAGGTCGGAAGAGTCGATCAAAGTCTCTTCTCCGTTCTCAACCTTATACCACCAATACGCTACATTGGCATCCGCAACCGTCTCGCTGCCCATTTTCAATGCAGCAGTAATATCAATGTACTGGCTATCTTTCAAAGGATTATAGGTTATCTTTGAAGGCTGGTTGATACTCAATGAAAGTTGATCATCACTCTTCTGGATTGAGTTCAGAGTGAATGTATCATTATACACGAGAGTATTGTTATTCCTGGTATCAATGAAAGTAGCCCGGCAAAGAATCTGCACCGGTGCCGTCGGGATTACATTCTTCTTTACAAGCAATGTACCGTCGGCATTCAGAATATAATTACTATTCTCTGAAGTTATCTGGTTACTCTCACTATTTTCATACCAGGTAACAGTCAGCTGACTACTTTTATCCCCGTTGCTGATAATCTTATCAGGGTCCACAATATTGAGGAACGATCTCAGCTTCATTGGAGTTACGGCACGGTTAGGAATGTACGTGTTGGCATTGGTATAGTAGAACTGCGTCTTACTACCACCACCATCAATAACAATTCCAAAGCTCGCCTTTAGAGGCGTATAACTGGTTCTGATCGGCTGCGGTTGAACCGAGGTTTTAAGTCCTTTCATACATTTATATAATTTTGAATATCATCTACCTGGAGTCCGGCACCATCGCGGAGATATGCCGTACAGGTGAATTTCACTTTGCGAGTAGCTCCCCAGTTGCTTGGCATGTCTTCATTGGTCAAATGAAGAATACGGCCGTTATTGGCATGTGCGACCGACCAAGCGTTATCTTCCGTCACCTGGCCGCTGTCACGCGTCCATGACCAGTCACCGGGCAACACATCCTCAGATATATCATTGTAACCCCAATACACAATAGGGGTAAATTCCGCATCGACTTTACCGGCAAAGAAGTTATAGCCGTTATTGGAAGAGAACACAAGGCTCAATTCTGAATTGCCCTCAATCATCGCCCAGTCGGTCGCATTCCATTTGGGTTCCTGAGTGGTTCCAGTAACCAAACACATCCATTTGCAACCAACATGATAGACTGCATCGAATACTTCCTGTGTGGACTGGTAGGGATCGTTCACTGCATCCGCTGCCGACCACGGGCCCCGATTATTCTCCGAGCGAACAGGTGTCCCCTGATAGTCTATGCGTAACAAGTCCTGAATAGCAATACCCCGACAATAGATATAGCTATGCCGATAATTTATAGGCAGGTTGTCAAACAGAGATAATTGCTTCAGCTTGCCTATGATAATGGCATAGTTGTTTTCTTCCAATATAGGTTTCGTAACCCCATCGAGCATGCAGATGCACTTCTCGCGGGATGACAAGTACCAGTATGCCTGACGATCTTCATTCACCGGATTACCACGGTGAGAAAGAATCATCAGCGGTTCCGGCGGATAGTTCTTGCCACCCGGCACTTCGGCATCCGGGTACATGACGGCAATAATAGTATTGGCCACTGTATTCACGTGAAGAACACGAAGCCATGAAGTATAATAATCTCCGGTGCCTGAAGCAAGATTATTCACTATACCATAAACGACATCATTTTCGTCCAAGTCTGTGAAATCATTATCCCAGCGTTTACGAAGTGGTAAACGGTAGGTACCGTCTTCCAGGAGTTCGACGCTCTCAATCGTGCCTGACTCGGAAAAAAAATAATCACTCTCCATAGCAGACAAACGGTTGAATATCACTTCCTGAACAATGAGAGCAAAACGAGCTTCCAATGTATCAGCCTGTACACGGCCATCTTTAAGTAGAATCCCTTGCCCGGCAACTAATGAATCGATGGTTTCACCAACTTCGGCACCCCCTAATAACTTCAGCAGGAAAGGGGTTTCATCAGGCTTGGATTTATGAAGGAAAATTTTATTCAGTTCCTCCAAAGAACACTGTGATAACAGGTTCAATATACCCACCAAGGTACGTCCAACACGTTCTCCCGTGTTTTCTCCCTCCTGCGTAGCATATCGTACCTGCCGGGCTAATTCTTTAAGTGTTTCAACCGTATCTGCCATATCAGTTGAATGCCTTCCTACAGTTAACAGCCTTATAGGGTTGCGACAAGTGTATTGCCGCGATCACCCCATAAAGCTGGCTATCAATATTCACCACATAATCCGCTTCTACCTCTTCAAGTGAAAAGGCAATCCATTGGCGGTTCTTCCTTTTGTCTTCAAGTACCTGGTTCAGCATCTCATCAAGAATGCGCTCGCACTTATCAAGTGCGGCCTTTATCTGTTCGTAGTCTGAAGTATCGGACACATGTTCCAATACAAAGAGCAGATAATCACGATCCTTCAGGTATGCCCCCGTAGCACCGCCATATCCGAACCCTGAGCCACGGTCCAGAATCACCGCCGGATAGTGAAGCACGCTGTCCAGTGCCGTGTGCTTCTCCCGTTCGGATGAAAGGAAATGTACCTCGTCATTCTCCTTGTGCCGGATATCGACATGGCGTTCGGCCAAATTCTCTATGTACTCTGAAAATGTCATTTCTTCTGTTTTTGAGCGTCACGTATTCTTTTATTGAGCAGGCGGAACGCCGTTGCTACCGGCATTGCCTGGTATTTCTCCATCACCGCTACATCATCACCGACAAAAGCATCAAAGATATCAAGCCAGTTGACCGATGGCGCGGTCGGTTTCTTGTTGTTCTTCTCAGGTTCCGGATCTTCGTTCAACGGAAACAGGAAAGGGAACGCCTTGGAAAGCCACCTCTTGACAAAAACATAGTTCAGGAATATGGCATACTTGACATGCCTGTCTATCTTCGCCACTTCTGCCAGCCGTTTTTGCAATATCAGCGGTTTCTGCCTGCTAAATAAGCCGTTTTTTCCACCTGCCGGTAGGACAATATATTCGTTATCCTTCAGGTACAGCATTGATATGAAAGTATCCAGTGAGGCATCCTTGCCGTCACGCGCATAGCGGTTGAAGGCGGTGTCCACATGCATGAAGTGCTCAAAACACATCCCCTTCAGGCGTTCACCCGGTGCCTTCAATCCGGACACACCGGAAAGGATAAAGCGATCCATCCGGACACGGCAATCGCTGATGAACTCAAGTAACTCACTCAGCTTATACCTGTAATAGCTGTCCGCAATGACACCGGAAGGCAGGGAATAGAACTCCTTCAGGAAGGATGATTCATCCGTCTCCTGAAGGTAAAACCGTGACACGAGCAGGAACTGCGACGGTGTCAGTTCTTCCCATTTCTGAGGCACCCGGCGTATAATCTCACGCCGGACACCGAAGCTGCGATATGTCATACTAAGTTCTCTCATATCCAGAATGTACGTTTACGGTCATTGTCCCGGTCGAATATCCTACGGGGATCACCGGCATAGTAGTCAGCAAAATAACTGCGGGCAATCCGCAGCAATGCAGTCATATACATGTCGGCATCCGCCTTCAGGTTCTGTATTTGTACGGCTATACGTTTCGTATCAACCGGCTCTTTCTGTTCATTACCCTTTTCACCTGACCGGATTGTTGTAAAGTACAGTCCGCGGTCTGTAATGCTGCCCGTCTCCATCAACAGCCGTCTGACCGCCATTGTCCCAATATAGCGGGAACAAGCCAGACGCAAGCGTTCCACATTCTTCTGTTGTTCTTCATCTTCAGGGGGATTGACCAACCCGTCAATCAGATGCTCATAAAGCCTGTCACCGATAGCCGGCTGAAGTAACATTTCCTCCACAAATTTCAGATGCGGCTGCAACCGCAGGAAGATGATCCGGCTGCCGCCAATGAAACAGACATCATTCACATCCGCAGTACTGCGGACAATGGCGGATTTCCGGTCTTGGTAGGCTTTCGAGGCGGCAAATTCCGGATATTCCGCTATATGGGCATACAGGAACTCAAGCAATTCATCCAGCGCATTGAACCCCTTGTTGCGGAAAGACATGCGAAGATTGTCTTCCTGATACTTATAGACCCCTTGAAAGGATTCATTGTCGGACTTCTGCCGTTGAAATCCCGCATCCGTGATGCGGACGCTGATTTCATCGAAATCATTCCAGAACGCCAAGTTCGCATTCGCGCGCTGGCAGATCTCAAGCAGCCGGGCATCCAACTTCTCCCGTTCGGTTGCCCCTTCAGTATTCTGTTCCAACACATCCGGATCCGGACCGAAATTATAGATTTCAACCACTTCGCCCGCCATCGCATCGCCTAATAACGGTACAAGGTATTGTCGGAAAGCACCCCGAAGCGGCGCCTCCATCATGTCAAACGAAATCGCGGTATTCACCTTCATCAGTGCCTTGAGTTCGGCACCCTTGTTCCATTTCTCTGCACTGAATATCATTAGCTCAACGTTTTTTTGGTACCGCTTCCGGTATCGAGGGTTACTAAAATGGTATTACGGAAACGAAGCTCACACTCCGGCATACCATTCATTTTTATGTAGAGTTCAATCGGATCCAGAATATTCTGCCGGTCAATCCAGGCATTGGCGATGTTCACGAGGAACGCCTCACGGATATTGGAACCGCCTTGATTGCCGGCGTATGTACCGCCCGGCATACCGGCACCGAGCACATTGGGATTGACCATTAAGGCAAACAATATCTCGGAGTTGGCGGCTGCCGATACCGGAAGGTTGTCGCTGCCCTGGTATTTATTCTCCAACGGCTTGATTTTCCATTCCTCTTCAATCCTACCGTTCATCTCGTTGACGGCATAATGTGAGAAGATCGGTTTCTCCGCATTGTCCGGCCCGCATAAGTTCTGCTCCAGGGAGTCCATATCCTTCTGGATAGCCGCCTTGCGTTCATCAGCGGAATAGTCCTTGGAAGGGTATTTCTTCTCCCAATAAGAATACGGTATCTGTACATGCCACTTCCAGGTAATTTGGTTCTTGTATGCTTTCTTGAGGAAATGGGGGATGAGATGAGCAATCTCCACCCATCCGCAAACGTATGCCGGCCACCATACAGGCATGCCGTAAAGGTCATCATTGCTCCAACTATCACGTACCGGCAGGATGAATCCGTTCTTCATCTTCCCGGCAAACTTCAGTACTTCGGCGTGCATCTGCGGATCATATTCTGACAATACTTCCAACTTGGTGTACTGCCCCTTGCCCGGATGCTGCGGCCAATATCCGGAAACAATACATTTACATGCTCCGTACTCATCCACTTCGGAATAGCGCCGATAAAGCGCATTAACCGGATTGACACCTGCAAAAGAATTGCCGGCTGCCGACGGGACGAACTGAACGGCTCCGTTGCCGAACTTCAGATAATCCCGCAGTACCTTCTCCATGTAACGCCGGACGTTCCGGGAAGCAACAAAAGCTTGTACCCGGCTATCCATAACGGGCTTCAATATCTCGTTACCGCCATCATCGTAACCGTTCACCGTACAAGGATAAATGCCCTGCCCAAGTGTCAAGTTACGAAGAAATTTCAAGCCGGTATTGAGCACACTGGTGTTTCCGATCTCTTCGGCCGCCTTCTGTGGGAAATCATTCTCATCTCCCCACGGGCGCACCTTCACCCCGTCGATATCTATGTAGCTGACATTCGACAAGTCGTATGGCGACAGGATCCGGGCACGGTCCTTCATCTCGTTCTGCGGTGCCCCGGTTGTCTCTCCGAATATGTACGTGGACTGCATCAGCAGGGGAATACCGCTTGAATTAAACAGTATGTTCATCAGAATACGATTTTCATTTTGTTATACTCCAGTATCAGGTCTATATCCACAGGATAGGGATGTCCTTCGGGATTGCCCTTGCAGTCGCAGGGCTGTACCCCCCGAAGCTGGTATTCCTTCATGTTCATGCGTCCGGCACCACAGGCGTATGCCTGCGGGATAAAGTAGACCTTACCCTCCTTGCTGACGAATTTTATCGAAAAGACGCGCCGGTTCCCGCGTTCATTCCTGCGGATATCCATGTCGGCCAATGCCAAATTTCTGCGTATTGTTTCCATTGTATATTATTTATTCAAATGTCCTGTCAAATGTATAATCGAAGATACCGCCACCAAACGAGTACCTGTCAAATACCTGATGCTTCCGGTTTGCCGGACAGAAGGTCAGATTCACGTTTACCCGTTGGTTGCCCATTTTCGTATGCGTAAAGTCAATATCTGTGATGATGATCTCCATCGGCAGCGAAGGCGTGTCGTACCATCGCTGTACCGGAGAGGTAAGCATGTCTATCAGAGCCTTGTATTTGTTTTCGTCCAAATACCCGGTGTTGACCGTACGCAGATCATTGAAAAACGGATTGAATCTCCTTTTCAACTTCACCATGTCCGCGATATCACCCTCCAGTTCCGGGCTATACTGCACCAATCCTGAGAATGATATGGATTCCGGCAACCCGAATACATTGTAATAGAGGAACTGGTGCATTTCACGGTGGCTTTTCCGATCCATGACATACCTTACAAGATCCGTCAACGTGCCGTCGGTGATACGTGCGTCATACGATAAGATATTGTCAGCCCTGAGGTTCGCGAGTTTGCCCACCTTAACCGGACTCATGTTATATGCCATCATCCGGTTGGCATCGGAGAGTTGCAGCTCAACGGTTTTCTTGACGCTGCTGCCGGACTCCAGGTAGATGATATCCAGATACACTTTTGTCTTGTCAGACACGAAGAAGGAAAGGTAATCAATCGTATTCTGCCGGATATGCTTGATTTTATAGCGGGAATAAAATATGAAGCCGGTCAGCGGCTCGAAAGACACACGGTATCTTGAGTGGAACACATACAGCGTGTAGTCAGCGGTTACCTCGCTGTCTGAAAGAGACAGTTGTACCGTCATGGGTGGCAGGGCTATTCGGTCATCACCGCTATCCAGTTCCGGACGAACGAAATACTCATTGATTATATCTCCCGGATCACAAATGACGACTGCATTCCCACTGTCCGGATAGTACACTTCAGAAAGCGCCTCCTGCCCGTCAACCGTCATCTTGAAAGCCAGTTTCTCGTGTACGTCCGTAACGCGGATATCCTCCATATCAGCGGAAAACAGATACGTGTTATTGACCAAATTCGCTACCATCTCCACAGATCTTTAGATATACCCAACACCAGTGATTTATTGTACAGGTCATATCCCGCGCGGATCTCCCACGACCTACGCCGATACCCTGCGGACAATACACAGCTGTAACGCCCGGCATCCAGCCCCAATGTCAAGGCATTGTTGTACATAACCGGCTGCCGGTAATCCACCACTACGGTACGGTCAAGCAACGCATTGCGGGATATGATATCGGTCATTTCCACCCGCAGGTATGGGCGTTCAATAATCGTATCGAGATAATGTTTCTCCGAGAAATAATCGGCCAGTATAGCCGCCGTATCTACTTCTGCGGGTACCTCACGGACAATCACCTCCGGTTCAGGAATAACAGGTCGTATCGTGTCATGTTTGACCACCGTTTCCGGAGTGTAGACAATACTCCGGTGGCGGGAACCCAGCCAGTGACCTGCCCAACCGGAAAGAAGTGCTATAAACGCACATAGTAACATGCAACTAACGTTCCGTCTCATCTACCTTTCTTTTAAATTTGTCCGTCACCGTAGCCCACAATATTCCCACCTGCTTGATCAGCGTATCTTTAGGTTTGCCGTCAATAACCGCCAGATTCTCCAGTATGCTTGTCACGTGTTCCACACAGAACCAGGTCATGACGAACACTTTGACAATGGAAAAGAACAGAGTCGCCAGCAGCATGATGAAGCTATCTTCCGCCCCTGCCTTGCTCTCCAGATAGAATGAGTGCGTGATATAAATGATGCTCAGCCATATACACAGTTTGATGATACAGCGTGAGAAACGGAAGGATTCAAATCCTATGCCCTGGATCTTGCTTGCCTTGATACCCGTCCACATCTCGGAAACAATGGCGATCAGCATAGCCATCGCCAGCAGCGGGGTAATACCTATCCATTCACTGACTACCGCAGTGATTGCACTGAAGGAAATAGCCGGCAGTTGCAGGTTGTATTTGAAACTGGGTGCCACTGAAAGAAAAAACTCCTTCAGGGAATCATAACCATAGGTACCGACAAACTTGGTAATGAAGCGTATCATATCTTTTTTTGTCACAAAGGTAAAATCATACCATCCGCTTTCATAGGACAAAAAAAGCCCCTCCGTGGTTGAAGGAACGGGAAACATAAAACAAAATACCGCTTTGGGTCCCATTCCGTTTGCGAGTGTGCGAGCAAACGGAATGGGTGCGCCCGCACCCCATCCGTCAAATCATCCCTTCATCACAAAAGCTATAATATCCGTCATTCGTTATAATTACGTGGTCCATCATCCGAATATTGAATAACGCTGCCGCCTTTTTAAGCTGTTCCGTCAGCCTCTTGTCCTCATTGCTCGGTCGGCTGTTGCCGCTCGGATGATTGTGTACCGCTGCAAACTGCGAAGCTCCCGCATTTATCAACACTTGCATAATCAGCCGTACATCTGCTGAAGTCTGGTCTATACCGCCTACTGAAACCTGTACTTTCTTGATTATTCGGGATGCATTATTAATAGCCACTACCCAAAACTCCTCGTTACGCAAGTCACCAATTAACGGCTGCATCAAATCATATACATCCTTGCTCATTCGTATAAGCCTGCGTTCAACCTGTTGAGACTGCTGTCTCTTGTACATCTCCACCGCTGCCACGGCTACTTTCTTACGTCCAGGCGTCAAGGATGCAAACAGCTTGTCGATGTCTATCTCCCCGTTGCTGCGTTCAACGTCTGAAACAATCTGCCTGTTATTGCTAATCTCGTAAATCAGTTCACTGTCACTCATGTAGCGGCAATCATTATCAAATAAAGTATTCATAACAAAAAATATATATTAGTTATAAGAAAGAATTGTTCTACCTAAAAAATAACCTCCCAACACTTCCGCACCTAATTGCTCCAGTGCGCACGCAAATTGTGCGTAGCTGTGTCCTTTCGTTAGTATGTCATCAAAAACGAGTACCCGCTTTCCGTTGAAAAAGTCAGTATTCAGCGTAACAGTTTCCGTGTTCTGTATGCTTTTGCCTTTCTTGGTTTCGTGGATGGTCATACGTTTACCGCCCACTTTCACGGCTTTGTAGCCATTCATACACCCGCAAAGGTTGGAAACCTCTTCGCAAAAGTCCCGATAGCGTTTTTCCGTCCGTTCTGCCGAACTTGCAGGAACACAGACAAACACAATGGTATCGGCAAACGAACCGAATTTTTCCGCTATCTTACCCGCTACGATAGCCGCTACCTGTTTGCTGCGTTTCCCTGCCTTGAAGTCCCATATCAGTGAGCGGATTTGTTTTTCCCGTTCTGTAGCCTCGTATCTTGCCGGTATGTAGTCAAATAAGGAAATCATTGGTTTATGCCACTGATTTTTCCATGCTTCGGGAATGTTTCTTTTTGCTGCCATAATTGTAAGTTTTAATTTTATTCTGGATTTTTGGAGTAGTCGGGTGGAGCCTTTTTCAGATTCTCCGTTTCCCGGAACGACTTTTTTTTTATTCCGGCGTGTCTGTATGACGTGCGGTATGGTTGCCTTTTGATGCCGCAATAATTGAGGTGCCGAGGATGACATTCTGCAAGGTTCCGACTAAAACCGGAGGCTTGAATACTACCTGCAAGGTGGAGATTTTTTAGCGGACAACGCCTGACCTTGCTTGTCAGACCGGTGCCCTACATTTGCGGACTCAAAAGACTACCTGACCGCATACAGACATGCAGAAATGAAAAGGAGTTCCGGAAGAGAAACGGGGGTACGTCAAGCGGAACGCTTACCGCTCTACGGTCCCTACCTTAGAATTTGAAACAGAAAAGACCGGGGACCTGCATGGGTGCAAACAAATACAGGAAGCGTCGCTTCCTACCTCTATAAGCGCGCAAAATCCGTACTGGGGAAATAGATTTGCCTGCCTATTTCTTCAGTACGGATTTTGCGCGCGCCGGGGACTCTGTTAATGAATGTTATAATAAAGTTACCTTCTTGAGAATGAACACACAACACCCCGTTTTCCATCCGAATGGAAAAAGAAACGGAAGTTTCTTCCTACCGCGCCCTATCAAAAGTCGCAAAAAAAGTCGCAAAAAGTAAGGAAATATGACAAAAGTAATAGATTTTTACACCAAAGAAAACACCCTCCGCCTGTCCTCCGATGCGGAATCCGGTCCTCAAGCGTTGCGAGTCCTGTTATAAGTATTGCGATAACTGTTGCGAATGTGTGAAGTTAATCAGATACGTGCGTCAACGAACCCGTAAGCCTGCCTGAGCAGATGCCCGTACTTCGTCCAGACACGTTTATCGACCGCATCACCGAAGTGCGTTGCCTCTTCAGGAAGGATGGACTGGTTGCGCTCGCTGCGCTTATCCTTGGCAAACCGTCCTTCACGATCTTCAATGACACGCGTGTTGTTGATGGATATAAGCGTGTACTTGCATTTCGAGCCGTTGAAACGCTTCTTCGGAAAACGTTCGTCCTTCTCCGCCAGAATAGAAGCCCACAACAGATATTTATCATGTTGCGGTGGCTCCATACCCGCATGCGTGTGCTGTTCCACCGTCCAGCCGTGTTTCTCCAGGCGCTCAATGGCAAGCTCATTATAGGATTTCTTATTGTTGGCGCGGCGTGCATCCCCGTAGCGGTCACGGTAATAATGCAGGTGTTTGTTGATATGGTTACGGTAATAGTGGCAGAATTTATCCATCAGAGCGTTGACCATTGTATCGTCTTCCTCGTCACGCTTAACAAAGAACTCGTTGATATTGTTATCCACCGGCTCACGGGTCAGCAGCTTCGTCACGAAATCATAATTGCGTTCCTGCGCCACTTCAAGGAACGAGGCGGCAGAACCCCAGTCAGGTGTCAGCTCTATCGGCTGGTTCGGATTGCAGTCCAGATCACGCCGGCTGTCATCATTGTTGGCAAGCTGTTGCCAGTTGTAGTTATGATCTTCGGCAAAGTCACGTATATAGCTGTCATTGGTCGCATTGTAATACACGTGCCGTTCATCCAGTTGGTAATAACAGCTATCAATCTTATCCACCATGAAGTTCAGGATCTCGATCATGAAAGAAAGCTTATCCATCACCTTGTACTGGTTCAGGATATAGTTCATGCCCACATTGGCGATATTGTCGAAGATGGAGCCAAGGATAAAGAGCGTGCCGTCGCGTGAAACGAACGGTGTGATGCTTTGCCTGAGACGGACGGTTTCATTCCAGATCTCCTTGAACAGTCCTGCATCACCGGCAATCTTCGCGTCAATGAGCTGCATCTGTAACCGCACAATCTTATTCCAGACATCAAACAGTCGGATACCGCGTTCTTCCTCGTAATACTTGGCCGGTTCAAGCAACCATTTCTGTTCAGGCGTGTAAGGCATGGAGGAAAGGAAGGTGTTGCCGTGATGTTTCAAAACGGGATTCTCGGACTTGCGGCCAAAAATGTGTTCATTACCCCGGTTGGTCGGCGCCGCTTCCTGGTCGAACTTCTCTTTATCGAGCGTCAACGCTTCGTCGGTGATGTTGTAGTCCGCATTCGGACCGCGGCTGTTACCGCCCTGGGTAAGTATGTAGAGCATGTGACCATTGGAGAAGCTGATGCCATACTCAAACGACATAATGTGCTCATAAGGCTTGTACCAGCCCTCAATGGGTCTGCGACAAACCACATAGTCACCGGTCTTGCTGACCGGATCCCATTGTTTGTAACCGAGCATCTCCAGCATCTTGAATGCCGAGGGCAACGTTTTGGTGAGCGCCTGCCCAATGGTAGCCTGTGTGAGTGTGGTAATACCTCGCGGCATGAGCCGGATATTGTCATCTATCACGGCACCGGTAATGAATGATTTACCCGTTGCACGTGAATAGATGACATACCCGTTCTTGTACGGCATTACCAAAAATGCCGCCTGTGCCGGATTGACCTGTATGACCTCTTCCCAAACGTTTTCGTCCATTGTCCTGCCGTATCAATAACGTGGGAAAACAATGTAGTTCACACCTTCAGAGGAAGTCATACGGGGCATCGGTTGCCCTGTATCGTCTAATAGTTTTTTCACTTCATCCGGCTTAAACTTGGCAGATACGGTACAAACAATCTGTGTCTTGTTGACCGATACCATATCAATATGCTTGTGGTCAACCAGATAAGAGATTAAGCGTTTGTTTGTCAGTTTCTTCATAAAACTATTTGTTTCTTGTAGCTTCCAATAGCGGAAGGTTGGTTTCTGTCGGAATATAAACTACAGTCTTGTCATTCAGATTATTCTGCTGACGTACCCACAAATATTGGATATAAGCGGGGGTAATGCTACCATTTTCGATCTTGATTGCTTCTGCCGCACCTTTGGCACGTTCCACTTCAGCCTGGGCATTCAGTTTCTCTGCTTCCAGATTCGCTTTCGCCTCTTCAATCTTAATTTTCCGGTTCTGTTCAGCTTCTGCAAATTCAGCCTTGCCTCTTTGTTCAGCGGACCATATCCGATAATGAGGAACGCCAAACATAAAAATAGCCAACACCGCTACCAAAACCATAACCGTAATAAAAACTTCTTTCATACTCATTGCTTTTATATGGGTTTTACAAAGCCCGCCCAAGGCTGTTATATTTATGAATTCATTATTTCTTCTGCCTGCACATCGTCAATAGGCGTGTACATGGAATCCACAAGGACTTTTTGCTCTTCCTGTGAAAGATTACGGATTGCATTCAGCGGAACATCTACTGTTTGCCCCATGCTGTTGATCTGAATGTAGAACACATTCTTCTCCATACGTCGCGGATCCTCAACCGAAGCCGGTTTCTCACCAATCATCTGATGCAACACTTTCTTAGCGTTGTGCCAATTCTTCAGATCCCCCCTGAGCTTACAGTCCCGGATAAGCTGAATCTGGTCCTTGATCATCCAGGCAAACCAAAAATCCCAGTCAAACTGGTGCTGTGTCTTGAACAGTTCTTTTGCCAGGGCGATATCCTTACGCACCTGTGTACGTGAAATCCGGTATTTCGCAAGCATGATGTTGATGATATGGCTCTCATTGGGATAATCGTCAAGCAAACGCGCTATCTGCAATACCCGGTTGCACTGCACCCGAAGATGCTCCGGCAACGGACTGTTTTCCGGATCAATAATGTGCTGCTGAATGAGTTCGTATGACTGTTCCTCCAGTGCAGATTTACTTTTGGATGTTGTCAAGCTGTTACTCATACTCAAGATATTGCTTTTGCGATTTAAGAAACTTGATCAGTTCCTGTTGTGCCGGATTGCTGCCGTTGATGGCGGACTTGATGATAGCCTCCCGGACTTCAACCATCTGTCTGAGATGTCCCCGGTAGAAAGCTGTACGAACCTCAGTGCCCGGAGTACGGAGCTCTGCAAGAAAATCCGTCTCATCCACACCGATATTGATTGCAATCATCCCCGGCGGGATAAGACGGTACGCCATTTTCTCAATCTCCTCACGTTGCTGCTGCGTCAAACTCATCATTCAGCATTTTAAAGTCAAAGTCAAAAATATCTCTGCCGGTATGGATAATTCCACGCTCCAGCTTTGGATTATGCGTGGCGTTCTGACTGCCTACTACGGTGATGTTCCAGTCTTCGTTATACAGCAACGCCACCTTCGCATGCAGTGCCAGGCAGCGGTAACAGTCCGGAAATGTAGTCACCAGATAATCGAACGGCTTGGGTGAGATGCTGCGTACACGGTTATCGATCAGGAACCGTACCGATAGCAACTCACCGGTCTCAACCTTACGATGAAGGGCGTTGATGCTATCCATAGAGATGGAATAGGTTGTCAGGAACAGATGTGCCGGACCGGTCTGTTTTAAAATATATAAAATCAACTGGATCAGGTTAAATGCTCCGGAAGAATAGAAATGCTTATCCCTGCCGGGAACCAGCATTCCCATAGCGTCCGGATGTAGCAGCTTCTCCGAAACCCGATCATGGTCGGAGGCTGCCACATCCGTTTGGCGGAGAGGGAGCGCATTGTCCTTCATTCTCTCCGCCGGCATCTCATTCATATCACTGCAACATACCAACATTATTGCAACTCGGCCAGTCTATACTCTATTTTCTCTACCAATGCCTCCTGATCAGCCACCTTCTTCTCGTATCTCACACGTTTGGGGCAGTCCGGAAGCGGGTTTTCCTTGCCGTCTTTAGGCTTGCTCTCTGAAGAATACAGCAACATGTTTTTTGCCTTGGTAATCTTACTCTTGGCATTGGATTTTGCTTTCTTCAGTTCTTCGACGGAAAGGGAACTGATATCAGTCTGTTCATCTTCCTTTTCCGCCTTCTCTTCAGCGGCATCCACTTTTTTATAAAGCTCGTCCAGCTGCTCATCAGTCGGCAACTCCTTGTTCTGCTCATATTGCTGTTTGATGGCAGCCAGCAATGTCATACGGTTGGAGAGGAAGGCTATACGGGTAACAATATCCTTGCGCTGTGCACATACAGCCGCCGTATTGGTCTCACCCTGTTCGGAGAGTAACCGGTGCAGCCGTGAACGTTCATTGTAGCAATCCCGGAAATCATAGATAATTTTGGCAATGACAGGCGGATAAGCGGGCTGTTCATCCGTTTCACGTGCCAGTTCCTTTTCCGCAATGGTAACAATGGCCGCCGCCGTTTCTTCGGGAACCGTCTCGGAACGACCGTCATTACCGGGTAGCGCATCATCCGCCAGGTCCACATCCTCAAAGCGCGGATCATCCGGATGATACCAGACTTTAATCATTTGCCGGATCTCGTATTCCAGCTTCTCGCGGGTATGCGGCTTTTCGCCTAATTTAGCCAGTTTGGATGATACGATTGTCTTGTAACCTGACTTAGCAAGGATAGCCACACCAGTATTGTATTCTCTCTTAGCAGAGTTCAGCCAGGCGATACCTTCTCTGCGGGCTACGATATAAGCATTTGTAATTTCAGCCATGATTCTTGATATTAACGTTATACAAAGGTGTTGCGAATTTTATTGCTGTGATAGGACAAAACAAAATGTCCGCCTTCCGGAAAAACTCCGGAGACGGACATAAACAAGCAACTAACTAAACGAAGAAACAAAAATCAGCCTCCAGGTGCAGTCTTTACAGTAAGAATATCCTCCGCATCACCTTCATACACACATTTGCGCGGTGCGGTGAAAGTATAATGAAGTGTGTTCTGATTACGCGCGGTAGAGTTTGCCCCGGTGGTAGAACCGTCTCCGGAGGCACGCATGGCACCGCGGCGCTTGTCACCCATCAGGTAGTTCGTACCGTTGTTATCGGTCACGATAAAGAACATCTTGCGGCCTTTGGTGGCATTCTCGAAACCGAATATCTTCTTCCGCATCTTGGCCGAAATGATATTCAAGTCCATAAGGAACGATTCACCACCGGTTTCTCCCTGATCCGTAATCTTGAACTCAGCCAGTTCGTCAGTGATATCCATCTTATAGGCCCGGCAACCTTCTTTCATAACAAGATCACCGACCAGTGCACCGGCGGCCTCCAGTGAAAGCGGATCATCCGTCTTTTTCGGGTAGTCCGGCCATGTCGCCACATCTGCATGATAACCGAAGATAACGGACGGTATGATACCGCCCATATTATCCTGGTTCTCGCAGTCCATTGCCTCGTTGATATCATCAAGGGCAATACATAATTTAGGATCTACTTCTGCCATAGTCACAGGATTTATTCAGATTTAACAACGTATGTGCCGGTCACTTTCTCTACTGCGCCCGCAGCAGGAGTCTTCTTCTGCATGGCAGGAGTGGTATATCCGGCGGCCTCCAGAAACTCAACGGTATATTCCTTACCACCGGGAACCGCTACATACGTACCGGAATCACGCCAAGCCTCTTCACCCTGAATGCGCCATTTGCCACCGTTGGCCTTCGCTTCATCCGGTGCAATTGTAACCTCGATATATCCGAACGGATTGCTACCTTCAGGATCCACCGGACGGTCATTAACACAGAACTCAGACTTATGTACTGATACGAACTGGAAGCCTATCACGTACTTGCCCGCAGCATCAAACGTATAAGGATTGCCGGAATTGAACGGCTTGATAGACTTGAAATCGCTCTCTTTGTCAAATCCGTAGCAAATGTTATTTTTAGTACTCAGCATGACAAACTGGCTACCATCGGGAAGATTCGGAACACGTACCAGCTCACAACGGTTGTTGGAACCGAGCAGGTGTTGTGTATCGGAAGTATCTTCTTTTAATCCGATAACGATAGTACCTTCATCTTTGCGCCAGTCATCATACATGTCGCCCAAATCGTCGGAAATGAACATCTTGATGTTCTTCTTGCGCTTGAAGGTACGCGGTATGTGACGCCACATCTCCAGCAACTTTTCGCCAATGTTGGCACGAGTCAGCTCACCGGTGGCATATACGTTGCCTTCAGCACTGGAGATATCTCCGACTGCCTCGCCTTCGGTAACAATGGTACCGATACCGTCGAAAGAGTCCTGAATGTCCGTCTTGTTCTCATCAGCGCTGTATTTCGCTGTGAAAATAGCAAACAGCAAATCATTGGATGCCAGTTCATGGCCGTGGTTGATCAGCCACAACTCGAAGGGATGTTCTTTGCGGAGCGTACCGGGCACCTCAGCAATGTAGGTGCGGCGGTAACGTTCCGGCTCATCGGACATCTCCATCACGACGGGACGAACGACCAGACGACGCGGAACAACCTTACCCAAATACTTGCCGGCTGTAAACTTGCCGGTGTACTTGCTGGAAATACTTCCACCCTCTACCTTGCCTAATTCAAGGGAATCGGTAATGCCCGGTACCGGAGTGAAATGTTTCAATACCTCCGAAGCGTCGAGCTTATCGACCGCCTTCAGGATGTCTCTGTGTTTTTTTACCGCGGTCAGAACCGTGGTAATGTCAATAGGTGCTTTAAAATCCATAAATAGAATAGTTTAGATGTTATTCATTCTCATAACTGTTGATCGGATCCGTAGCGATATCAACAAACTTGCTGTCCTCATTCGCCTCCTGATGGCTGACCGTACCTGTTCCCGGTATCTTGGCCACGATATCGCGGATAACCTGTACCTTAGCCTTGTTGTCGGCTGCATTCCTGACGCTATCACTCAGGCTATCGAGGTCGTTGACAACTGCCGTCAGATTGTTTTCAGCCGTCTGTCTGGCTGTATTGGCGGCTGTCAGATCGCTTTCAGCTTTGGTTTTCGCTTCATTGGCTACCTTGATGGCGTTATTGATGGCCTGCAAGTTCTCTACGGTAAGCGATATCTTACCGTCTTTTTCCTCAATGCCTTCACAATTGAGGATCTGATTAATGAAAGTAAATTCTTTACGCATGGAAATAACTGTATTTGAATTAGAAATGTCTTCAGAGGTATTATTGGCAGGAAACAGGCTTTTGATACCGTCAATGATTTGAGAAACAAGGTTTCTGTCATTGCCTTTGGATTGCGTTTCCGATTCGGAAGCATTGAGTACCGGCAACGGTAAACCGTTGGCGGTAAAACAGTCCGTTATCTCATCGGTCACTTGCGGCTTCTTATGGGTACCGGGAATAATCTTGTCTATGAATCCCCAGTCCTTGGCTTCTGCGGCAGGCATCCAGCGTTCTTCTTCCATCAGTGCGATAATATCTTTCAGACTCTTGCCGCTGCGGTTGATGTACTTCTGTGCGATCATCAGGTCAATAGCCTCGGCACTCTTCTTTTTGTTCTGCAACTCCTTGATGGTGTCTTCGAGCTGATCCGCGTTGAGCTGTCCCCAAATGTCCACGCCCAGACTGCACTTATGAGCCAGCCACATGCCATCTTCGTGCATCTCAATGGACTTGGCACCGAATGCCAGTATGGTAGCCGCCGAAGCGTTGAAGCTGATAAACTCCACCGTCACGTTGCCATGCTCGGCCATCAGGCTTGACATGGCGATAGCTTCAGCCACATCACCGCCCGGACTGGAAACCTTCAGACGTACCGGCTGCCCTTTTGCTTTGTCCAAAAAGTATTTCAGGTAGTTCTTGTTATACCAGAAGCGATCAATCGCTCCAAAAAGTGTGATAACTGTCTCGTTCATAACTTTTTTGCGCAAAGAAAAACGCAAAAAAAGCGGTGCCCAAGGACACAGGGCACCGCCGGACGGCAGATAAATCTATAATTTAAAGCCTGTTACACATAAACAGCAGAAGTCATGCAGCTATATTTCTTCTATATTTTCAATGAAGATGGTGGGTTCATCCTGAATACAGGTGAATGTAAAAGACGTGCCGTTCCGTTCTGAAACCGAACGCCCGCTTGTTTTGTTCGTGGCAAACAACATTAATGCGTCTTCTTGCCCGCACCAATGGACCTGGCCGTTACCGTCCACCGCCAATACATACCACAAGCCACGCTCCAGAGTCTCCATTAACTGATGATTCACTGAGGAAAGTTTCGGAATCACACCTTCAATGGAAACATTCCAGCAATCCCCCGCATCATTCACCTCCTTGTCCTCATTATATACATAGGTATCATTGGCATACACCGGAATGGAAATAATATTCTCCCGGTCGCGAAGCTCCAGGTAGTTCAGACCGGCATTGTAATCCTTACGGATCCGCAAAAACGAGGTCGGGGAAACGGCAATCACCTGCAACAGTCCTCCAATGTTTTCAAAATCATAATTTATCACTTTCATACGCTAATCTTCCTTGCTGGGAAATTGTCCCAAACTCGGACAACTTCCCCAATATAATACGGTTAATAAAATCAAAAATCGTTGTATTCTCCACTGTCTTCCGATATCCGTGTCGGTTATACTCCCTGCGGATGGTGTCATAAGACCAGGTGTCTTCGGTGAATCCGAACCTCGTCTGGAAATTACGAATGGCGGCTGATAGCGGAAGCCCCATACTCACGTGCGTATCAAGATAGAGGAACAATATCTGTTTGATCCGCCGTTCAATCTTGGTACCGAACGCCACCACTTCGGTATTTGACATCGACCAGCCATAACGGTAGAAGTCATCACGGCGTATCTCTACCGCTACATTGGCCGTATAGCGGTAGAGGTTACGGTATTTGTTCTCGTAGCGTCCAGGCTTGGATAGCCGTGAAAGGAAATCGTTCTGCAACTCCTTGTCAGAAGACAGGTTAACGATTTCAGTCCAGGTATCATCAGGCGTATTGAAATTATGCAAAAGGAACTGCTTAACATACGGTTTGCAAGGCAGCCAACAGACAAATCGGTCTTTCTTTATCATTTAAAGTGTTGATTTTTACACAAATATACTAAATACCGAGCATATAACCAAGTCCTTGCACGGATATAGTATAAAATTCGTGCGGCAGTACTTTTGTACATGTACACATTTATACACACCTGTATATCAACAGATTATACCCGCACAAAAATCGTACATTCCCGCACTAATTCTTCCGTTTGCGTACTTTTCGGCCTTTTTCCCGAAAAAGTACAATTCGTGCGCTATTTGTGCGCAATTCGTGCGGATTTTGTGCGCCTGTAATTTATTGCATATCAAATTGATATAAGAAAACAACAGTACTTCTGCACGAATGCACGATTTTTTTTCTGTTTTTTAAGGTAGTCTCTTTTTAAAAAGAAGAATAAAAAAAAGAATAATATACCCCCTCCGGCAGTTCCCACGACTGTCGCTCATGCACGTTTGTCCAAATCGTTGTTGTAATGGGTTGGGGGAAAGGGGGAAGGGGCAAAAGAAAGAAAAGATAGCATCCGACTGTACTCACGTACCGCCGGATGCAGGCAAACACTCAATATGTACTTTTAAGAATACTCCGTGTTATGTTTTCCCGGAATGACCGGTAATCATCAAAAGAATACTCCTGCTATGGAAGGTCCTCCGGATAGAATACTCTGCAAATGAACTCGTACTCACGGGGAATTGAACGGACTCCTACAACTACACACAGGCCCCGTGCAGCCATTTCATATAAACGTTGGTTAGTGAGTACGGCTCCACGAAAATTATAATTACTACAGAAAACGAAATAGGCCGTTGCCAGGTCTATACTGAAGATATCATTCGATATGATTTTTGCCGCATCTGAAGGAATGCGGGCAAAGCCAAGCCGTACTACCAGGCGACTCAACAGCTGCTTGCGTTCGACCGGATCCGGTGAAACGACCACCAATATTTTATGCTCTTTTTTTAGCATGATTTCTTGCGTAATTTATTGAAAATATGTATCTTTACATCGTAGTAAATTGGCATATTCTACTCCTTTCTACGTTTCGGAGTGAAGCGATTTACGGAGGTTTTAAAGCCTGTTGTCCGTCTCACGTACTCCATATCATCCGACAATTCCAACTGTCCTGTATGCACATCGTATGGCTGTTCTGCAATGAATGTTTTTACGATGTCCTGAAACAGCTTCAGATCTTTTTCCTGGCAACGGTCTGAAATACGGAACTGCTCGCCTTCCGGCAAATCAATACACATCAGATATACTGCATCATAGAACGCCATGAAGCGTTCAGGTGCCATCTCGTAGAGAGGCATAAGCCGAGCCATAATATCGGAGTGTGTATCGTTCATCAGAATGCAAGCTTATTAGTTGATGCTTCAGGAAGGTCACTCTGCGGGGCCAGCGCGCCGTCTGATTTTCCTATGGTAAAGTATTCAATTCCTCCGGATTTGTCATCTATAACCGGCTTTCCGTCTTTATCCAGGAAGAGGGGTAAACCGCTTTTTGCGTCATACTTATGCGGGTTGAATACCCAGCCTTTCCATTCGCAATATTTCTTCAGTTTGTCTTTAAATGCCGTAGCACTTATAAACTTGCGTTGCTGCGGATCATAGTTACAGAAATTGTCGTAAATCTCCTTACGGGGAGTACGGCGGTGGTTTTCTTCGCTACTAAAATATTCATCCGCCCAGGATATAAGAGTTTCGCCAATTTCCTGTCTGAGTTTACGTTGCTGCAAGCGTTCGCCCGGTGCCTGTACAACTCCAAATTTCAAGTAAAGCTGTATGCAGTTGGCCAACATATTCCAGGTCAGGTTCCACTGCATGAAGTCCCATTCGGAAAAGAATAATACCCCGAAATCATCCATGGGTTTATGCTGATCATTATAAAAATCGGAAAAAGCTATCAGCCATTGCCGATCAGTATAACTGGAACCCGTGCCACGGATAGCATGGTTCGTTGGAATATATACTTTGGGAGACTTTGCGAAAGGATAGGTGATACGCGATCCTCCTTTCTTGTTTACAGTCCAGTCACCGGTAAGGTTAGGAAACAGAAACTCAAAATTGAAATTCTGCATGACATCATCAATAAACACCAGACGGGTCTGTTCATCAATGTCATTCCAAATGAAACTGTCATTGAAGATATCCGTCCGTTTTCCGGATATATAGACTGTATCGACTACCTGGCGCATTAATTCGCCAACAAGCGATTTACCGCTACGGCCGTTACTGTCGCCCACTTCCGACTGCTTGCCGTCCATGCCGATAACGGCACGTGTCACGTTCGCATCCTTGCACTCCATCAGCATATAGCCAATAGCACACATTTTACTGAGCAAGTGGAGGTTGTTTTCATAAAGTTCGTCTTCTTCAATCTCTTCAGGCTTTTTTCTCCAGGTAAAATTACTGGTATTGATCAGGAATTGCAGATAATGACATTTCTTTCCTTCCGGAGAGAGTTCATAATCATATTTGCCGCCTTTTTCTCTGAAGGCAATGAGGGGATGGCCGAGGTATTTGGCATCGGTGTTTTTCCGCTGTTCTTCCCATATCTGGTGAGTAATACTTTCGTAGCCCACTTCTTTGACTTCATGCTGGGTTATATGCCAACACCGGTCACGGAAATAGAAGTATTGTTCATCACGGGACGGGGATATAAAATTGGGTTGGATAAAAGCAAGCCTTGACATCTGAAATGGTCCGACATATTGCGAGCCTCCCTTGAGTAACTGATTATTGACGAAGCGACTGCAATTCTGTTCGGCAAAGGCGAACATGAAATCGCGCGCATCTTCTACGTCAATAGTCCGGACTATTGGCGGATCCAGATGGATATACGT